CGGTACTACTGCAACAACTCATTCTGCTGGGGCTTCTGTGTATATTCAGAACTTGCCTTGTGTAAATGTCTGGCCTACTCCAGATGCTGGTGGCGGACCATATACTTTGGTGTACTGGCGTATGCGCAGGCTACAAGATGCTGGGGATGGTGTAAATATTCAAGACATCCCATTCCGGTTTATTAACTGTTTTGTAGCGGGATTATCGTATATGTTAAGCGTTAAGTTGCCTAATATAGATGCACAGCGAGTTTTGGGATTAAAACAAGACTACGAAGAACAATTTACTTTAGCGGCACAAGAAGATAGAGAGACAGCCCCAATTAGATTTGTACCAAGAAACCTGTTCTACGCAAGGTAAGCTATGCCGTCAAAATATAGTTCTGGTAAGCACTCGATTGCGGAATGTGACCGTTGTGGGCAAAGATATAAACTAGTACAGCTTAAAAAACTGACTATTAAGACCAAGCAGGTCAGCATTAAAGTATGTCCTGAGTGTTGGGAACCAGATCAACCTCAGTTACAATTAGGTATGTACCCGGTCAATGACCCACAAGCAGTACGGGAACCAAGGCCAGATACAAGTTATTATGCGTCAGGGCAAACGGGCTTACAGACTCAATACGGCAATGGAGTAGGTATAGATCAAAACGGATACCAAGCTGAAGGTAGTAGGGTATATCAGTGGGGTTGGAATCCTGTTGGCGGGGCAAGTAGTTTTGACACAGTTTTAACACCAAATTACTTGATTGCAGTAGGGCAAGTGGGTACAGTAACATTAACAGTTAATTAGGAGTAAGTTATGACATTTAAATCAGGCGCTAATGGTATCGAATCCAAAGGCAAAACAAAAGGCAAGAACTTAGGTGATTCAGGCCCTACAGCTAAAGTTGACAACGGTGGAAAGAAATCCGCTGGTGTAACGTCTATGAAGATGAAACAAGTAGGGCGCAATATGGCTCGTGCTATGAATCAAAAGTCTTCGGGCAGAGGTCGTTAATCATGGCTAAATTTTCTATGAAACAAGGCGGCAAAGAAGTAGGCTCCGCTGCCGTATATGCTGCACCGCACACTATGGATGGAAAAGCTATGAACGCTAAAGATTCTATTGGGTATAAAATAGACCCTAATTCAATGAGTGCGGTTGAATCAACTCCCGGCGGTATGCCAGCTCGTCGAGTAAGCATGGGCAATCCTGATTCAAAACAGGTAAACAAAAACGGTGAAATGAAACAACGTGGGTCTGGCTGCGCAACTAAAGGCTTTACATCTCGTGGGCCAATGGGCTAGTAGGGTAAACCCGAATGAACTACGTACAACTGTACCAAGCAATACAGGACTATTCTGAGAATACGGAATCCCTATTTGTAGGGAACATAGCTCGGTTTGTCCAAGAGGCAGAAGACCGCATCTATAACTCGGTCCAAATTCCATCGTTGCGTAAAAACGTGACAGGTACACTTACGGCTAGTAATAAGTATTTATCTTGCCCTGACGACTATTTGTCTACTTATTCAATGGCGGTTATTGATACAGACGGCTCATACAAATACCTACTTAACAAAGATGTTAACTTCATTCGTGAAGCCTATCCAGTACCAACATCTACGGGGCTACCTAAGTATTATGCTTTGTTTGGTTCTCAGTACAGCAATCCAAATGAGTTATCTTTTATTTTAGGTCCAACTCCAGATAGTTCCTATACTACCGAACTACATTATTTTTACTATCCAGTCTCTATTGTTCAAGGTGCTATTCTTAATATTGGCACTATTACTGGCGGTTCTTTATACACCAACGGCAATTACAGCAATGTGCCTTTAACGGGTGGTTCTGGGTCTGGCGCTACTGCAAACATAACTGTTTCTGGGCAAACGGTAACTTCTGTAACTATTAAAAATAACGGCAACTTCTATGTTGCTGGAGATGTATTGTCATGCTCTAATACTTATGTTGGTGGTTCTGGCTCTGGTTTAATCATACCTGTAAGCTCTGTTAATAACACTGCAGGCACAAGCTGGCTTGGTGATAATTATGATCCAGTCTTATTCTATGGCGCTATGCGTGAAGCTATGCTCTTTATGAAGGGTGAGCAAGACTTGGTTAAATATTACGAAGACAAATACACCGAAGCATTAGCCCAGTTGAACCGCCTTGGATCTGGTCTAGAGCGTGGCGATGCCTACAGGGACGGACAATACCGTATTGGACAGGTTAAACCATGACAATTGCTCAAGGTCAATGCACGATATTCAAAAAGAACTGTTTAACCGCTTTAGAAAACTTTGCGGTTGGAACCCCATATACTTACAAAATTGCCCTATATACCGCTAATGCGGTTTTGAATCAATCAACCCTAATCTACACAACTGTAGGTGAAGTGGTAGGTACAGGGTATACGGCGGGTGGAAAAACTCTTACTGTTATACCTCCCCAGACGGATGACTATACTGCCTATTTGTCTTTTAATACAGTAACTTGGAATCCGGCTTCCTTTACGGTTAGGGGTGCTTTAATCTATAATAGTACGACTAATGCGGCAGTGGCAGTACTGGATTTTGGTGCGGACAAAACACCTACAACAAGTTTTACAATAACGTTTCCTACGAATAACGCTGCTAACGCTATTATTCGTTTTTCCAATTAAGGAGTTTTTATGCACAAAGAAACCGGAAGCTGTGGCGATTACGCTGTAGCAACATTACAAGCAAATGCCAGTATCCCTGAAGGTATGGGTGTAGAAGGCTATTACCATGTTGAGTGCCGTGATGCACAAGGCAATTTAAAGTGGACTGAAAAGTTTCCTAATTTAGTCGTAGCGGCTGGTAAACAGTTATTACTTGATACTTTGCTCCGTACATCTGGCACATACACTACAGTTGGACCTTTCTTAGGTTTGACTAAAGTTAGCTTGACTCCAGCAGCTACAGACACAATGACTACTTTGGTTACTACTAATGCTGGTGAGTTTACTAACTACACAGTTGGTGGTTCTGCAGTTCGTGGTACAGCGGTATTTGCGGCGTCTACTTCATCAGGATCTACACCATCTAACGTAACTACTTCATCTGCTACTGCAATTACTTACACCATTACTGGTGCAGGCGGTACGGTATATGGTTGTTTCTTGGTTACAGGTTCTGGTGCAGTAAGTACACAAAGCTCTACAGCAGGTACCTTGTACTCTGAAGGCAACTTTACTACAGCCAAAGCTACAACTGCTGGTGACACTGTTTCGGTAACGTACTCAACAACTGCTACTAGCTAAGGAGTCCTAAATGGCTCTGGCGCTGTATGATCGTGTCCAACAGACTGGTACTGCTAATACAACCGTAAGTTTTACATTAAGCGGAAGTGTTACAGGGTATCAGTCTTTCTCCGTTGTTGGTAACGGCAATACTACTTATTATGGAGCTACAGATACTTCGGGTAATTGGGAAGTAGGTATTGGCACGTATTCAACTACAGGCCCAACTTTAACCCGTACAACCATTCTGTCTTCTAGCAACTCAGGTTCTGCAGTTACGTTTAGCGGCACAGTTACTGTATTTGTTACATATCCTTCTGGAAAATCTGTAAACCTTGATGGTTCTGGAAACGTTAGTGCTTTAGGAACTGTTGCCTCTGGTACTTGGAACGGCTCAACAATTCCTGTAGCTTATGGTGGTACAGGTGTTACTTCTTCATCCGGCGCTAGTTCTGTTGTTTTAAGAGACGCTAGCCAGAACATTAACTTTAACAATTATGTGGCTGGGTATGCTGCAACAACAGCAGCTGCTGGTACAACGGTTTTAACTGTAGCCTCGGCAAGAAATCAAATATTGATTGGTTCTACTACACAGACTTTTCAATTACCAAATGCTACAACGTTGGCACTTGGACAAAGTTTTCTTTTTCTTAACAATTCTTCTGGCGTTTTAACAGTTAAAGATAATGCGTCAACCACAATTGATACTATTCCGTCTGGAGCTGTTGTTCAGATAGGAGCAACAAGTATTTCAACTTCTGCGGGTTCTTGGAGCGCTTATTCTTTTTTACCCGGCTCATACGATTTTAATAACACCACCGCAACTTTTAATAATGCTGCTATTTCTAGTGCGGTTTGGAACGGTACAACAATTGCTTCTGGGTATGGCGGTACAGGGTTAACTACATTTACTGCGGCTAACAACGCTTTATATTCAACATCTGCATCTGCTTTAGCCGCTGGTACACTACCTATTGCAGCTGGCGGAACAGGCGCTACTACAGCGGCGGCGGCGTTTAATGCTTTAAGCCCTATGACAACAACGGGGGATTTAACTTATGAAGCCTCTGCTAGTACTGCTGCAAGACTGCCTATTGGTACATCGGGTCAAGTATTAACTGTATCTGGGGGTATTCCAGCATGGGCGGCAGCTCCCGCAACTGGCGTAACAATCACAGATGACACAAGTTCATCTACTGCTTATTACCCTTTATTTGCACGAGTAACATCAGGAACAGCATCAACAGAATATACAAGCTCTACTAAATATACATATAAAGCAAGCACAGGCGAATTAAGTTCCCCTGAAATTATTGCAAGTAATGGATTATTAGTAAATAACGCAACTGTATCGTCAAGCTATACAGTAGCCACAGGAAACAATGCTTTAAGTGTTGGCCCAGTAACAGTAGCAAGCGGTCAATCAGTTACAGTCAGTTCAGGTCAAAGGTGGGTGGTTCTATGAGTTCAGTCGTAATTTCAGGCGATACAAGCGGTGCAATAACGCTATCTGCTCCAGCCGTAGCTGGTACTAATACTATTACGCTTCCAGCTTCCACAGGAACAGTAGCTTTATACGCAAACCCACAGACAACTTACTACACAAGTGGTTCAGGAACATACACAGTCCCTACTGGTGCTAAATATTTATATGTTGAAATGGTTGGAGCTGGTGGTGGTGGTGGCGGTTCAGGAGTTGCAAGCGGTGGAACAGGTGGAACAGGTGGCAGCTCAACATTTGGTAGTTCATTATTGACTGCCGTTGGTGGAACTGGCGGTTCTAATGGTGCTATTGCTTTTGGTGGTGCTGGTGGTACTGCTACTGTGTCAAGTCCAGCAGTCGGTGCAACATTTACTGGTGGTCTTGGTGGACCATCTACTGATGGTACTGGTTCGGCTGCCTATGTATCTAGCGGTTCAGGAGGTAGCGGTATTTTTGGTGGTGGTGTAGGTGGTGGCGGCATTGGTGGATTTACTCTTTCTAGTGGAGCACCAGGAAGCGGTGGCGGTGCAGGTGGTGGTTTAAAAGCCTTTATTACAAGCCCATCATCTACATATTCTTATGCCGTAGGAGCTGCTGGAGCTGCTGGTTCTGCTGGAACAAGTGGTGTTGCTGGTAGCGTTGGAACTGCTGGTGCTATTTTCATCACAGCCTATTTTGGATAAGACTATGAACAAATACGCAATCATTCAAAACGGATTAGTTATTAATTACATTGAGTACGAAACTCAACCTGATAATCCTCCTCCTTCTTTTTCCGAAGGAACAATAGCCGTATTAAACAACAATGTTGGTGTTGGCTACACATATAACAATGGTGTCTTTACTGAACCAAAACCATTTGCTAGTTGGGTTCTTGTAGATAACAAGTGGACTGCACCAACAGAAAAACCAACTGATAATAAATATTATGTTTGGGATGAAGTTACTACAAGTTGGAAGGAATTAGCATAATGCCATACGGAAATATCAATGTTGATACAGTAACAACTTCTACTACTGGTGGAATACTAGGTGCTGGTGATGCGTCTACTATGAAGAATCGCATTATCAATGGTGCGATGGTAATAAGTCAAAGGAACGGCACAAGCACAGTTACTCCAGCAAATGCAGATGTAACTTTGGACAGATGGGGTTCAAATATGTACCCTAATGCTTCTAAATATACTGTTGCCCAATCTACAACTGCACCAGTAGGGTTTAACAATTCATTATTGGTAACTTCTTCTTCTGCTTATTCCGTTGGTGCAACCGATATTTACACTCAATTTCAATGGATTGAAGGTTACAATACTGCCGACTTAGGATGGGGAACTGTTAATGCTAAAACTGTTACTTTGTCGTTTTGGGTTCGCAGCTCACTTACTGGAACTTTTGGCGGTGTAATTTTTAATGCAGATGGAACAAGAAACTATCCATATACTTACACTATTTCTTCAGCAAATACTTTTGAACAAAAAACAATCACTATTGCTGGTGATACTACTGGAACTTGGTTGACAACTAATGGTCGTGGTATTGGTGTTGTTTTTGGATTGGGTGTAGGAACAACATATAGCGGAACTGCTGGTGCATGGTCAGGAACGCCTTATTATTCAGCCACAGGAGCAACATCCGTAGTAGGAACAAGCGGAGCAACTTTCTACATTACTGGTGTTCAACTAGAAGTAGGAAGTAGTGCTACTGGATTTGAATATCGTCAGTATCAGCAAGAGTTAGCTTTGTGCCAAAGGTATTACTACAAAATGTATAACGGAAGTCAATATATCCGTATTGGTTTTGGACCAGCAAATGCAACAACTGATGCTTTAATTACTGTTTTTATGCAAACGCCAATGAGGGCTACACCAACCTCAGTTACTCAAACTGGTTCTTTAGGGCTTTGGGCTGGCGCAACAGTTTATGCTACTACAGCAACCGCAATAATACCTAATTCCTCAAGCCCATTTACGGCAGTAGTAGACGCAACAGTTGCTTCTGGTTTAACAGTTGGAGCAACTTATCAGCTAATTGGAAACAGTGATGCAACTGCGTCAATAGCTTTTTCTGCGGAGTTATAAAATGTATAAATTATTAACAGTAAAAGGTATGTTTGGTGATGAACAACACATCATTCGTAATGATGGCAACGGTTCGTATACTTCATTTCCAGCACAAGAAGATAATCCTAATTACCAAGCCTACCTTAAATGGGTAGCTGAAGGCAACACACCAGAACCTGCGGAGAATACATAATGCCTACAGTAATCTCAGGTGATGGAACAATCACAGGCTTAGTGGCTGGTGGTTTAACTGATGGAATAATAACTCAAGCTGAATTAGCTACTGGGGTTGCTGGAACAGGTCCAGCGTTTTTAGTTTATCTTTCCGCCCATCAAGCACCAGCAAATAATACTGTAGTAAAAGTTGCATTTGATACTAAAGTTTATGACACAGCATCTTGCTTTAACACATCTACAAATCGCTTTACTCCAACTGTAGCTGGATATTATCAAATAAATGGAACTTTAGCTGGCTACTCTTCCAATACTAGTTTAAGTACTTTATATGCGTATATGGAAAAAAATGGTTCTTATGTTGCGGCTTCTGGAGTTATTAACGTACCAACTTGTTTGTCTGTAGCTACTGTTGTATCTCAAGTAATTTACATGAATGGAAGTACTGATTATTTAGAATTATTTGGTCAAATAAATGCAACAGGTAGTTCTCAACTTTTTCTTGGTACTGGTTTAGTTTACTCAACATTTAGCGGTTCTTTGATAAGGGCAGCATAATGAATTTATCAGAAAAAATAATGGCTTTATATCCAAGTCTGACACCACAAGACTTTATTAAAGAGCTTATTGTTCTTCAAGATGACAGCAATGGCAAAGGGGCATACATTGCTAAAGGTGACTACTATGCTGGTTACGATTTAACCCCATTTGTAAACGCTATTTAATAATGTTTGGAATCTCGTCTTTTGCTCAAGTACCGTTTGCTTCATTAGCAGGGACAGCCTTTACCGCCGTACTTACCGAAAACATAGACGCAGCGGATTCTAGTAACCAAATTTTTGCGTATAACCAAGCAGTTACCGAAAGTATCAATGCAATAGCAAATGTAATAAATGACGCTGGGGTTAATTATTTTGGCAGTGCAACAGAAACTATAACTTCTGGCGACTCAAGTACCCAAGTAGCAACGTTCCTACAAAGCCTAGCAGAAAACGTAAATCCTGCCGATACTCCCGTTATCGCAGCCCAATTTGCTGTATCTAGAGCGGAAAATCAAACAATAGCGGATGACCCAGTACCATATTTTGCTGCACTGCAATCTCGTTCAGAACCCATAAATTCGGTCCAAGACTCAAATACGCAACAAAGCGCTTTTGGACAGGCAATAACAGAAAACAGTAACCTAGCTGACACCCCATCAATAGCGGCTCGGTTTGCTTCTAGTATTACTGAAAACATGACTTTGGCAGAGGTTCAAGCTATTGCCGCCCAGTTTAAGCCAAGCATTACCGAAAACATGACTTTGGCTGATAGCTATACCGCTGGTTTAGTTGTTTTGTTTAGTATTATTGAAAACCTCAATCCCGCAGATTCTAGTACCCAAGTAGCTCAATTTTTTCAAGCAATTACAGAAAACACTAATTTGGCGGATTCTAGTACCCAACAGTCTAGTTTCCTGCAAGCTATTGTAGAAACCTTTAGCCTATTAGACTTGGCAACTGCCCGTGGATGGTTTAAAATCAATGACGATCAGTCTGTCACTTGGCAAGCTATAAATAACACACAAAGCGTTACTTGGTCTAATATTGGGGACGACCAAACCCCTAACTGGGTACAGATTGACAATTCGCAGGGATAGGATATAAAACATGGCATCTACTTACTCACCATCGCTTAAATTAGAGCTTATTGGTAACGGCGATCAGTCCGGTACTTGGGGTACTACGACCAACAATAACCTAGGCACTTTGTTAGAACAGGCTATTACAGGCGTTCAAAGTATTACCATGTCTAACGCCGACTACACTCTGACTAACTACAACGGTGTAACAGACGAGGCACGAAATGCAGTTTTGGTAGTATCTGGAACAAATAGTGCAGTGCGTCAAATTATTATCCCCGCAAACCAAGAAAAGCTGTATGTAATTAGAAACGCTACTTCTGGTGGATACGCAGTTACAATCGGTGCTATTACAGGCGCTACTATATCTATCCCTAACGGAGTTACTGCCCAAGTCTATTATGACGGAACTGATTGCTTTTCTTCCCAAACTGGCTCTGCTGGCAACTTTACAGTAAACGGCACTTTAACTGCTACTGGGTTAACTGATACAGGCAATATGAGTGTTGGTGGTACTTTAGGGGTTACTGGTAACGCATACGGAGCCGCGGGTACTACTACAATGACAAGTGGGTTTTTTTATATTCCTGCAGCTGCAGGAGTTCCAACAGGTGTGCCTACAGCAATAACAGGGCAAGTGCCAATGTATTACGATTCTACTAATAACAATTTTTACGTCTATAACGGGGCGTGGAAAAAAGTAGCGTTAACTTAAGGATAAATTATGGGTCAAATTACAATTACTGGCGATACAAGTGGTACTTTAACTTTAGCTGCACCTAGTGTTGCGGGTACGCCGACTATTACTTTTCCAACGGTTTCTGGTAATGCCTTGGCTTCTACAGCTGTTTCTGCATCGGTTATTAATACAGTGACTAATAAAGTAGCTATCAACATCGGTGGCACGGTTTACTATTTGCTAGCTTCTACATCGGGAACCTAATATGGCAACTATTTTAAACGCCGGAACTACAACGGCAACAGCACTAAATATTACTACCGATACTACTGGGGCGATGAAACTCCAGACTAGCGGTGTAGATGCTATTTCTATTAGTAATGCTCAGGTAGTTACTTTTGCAAACCCAGTTGCTGGAAGCGTAACAGGAAATGCGGCAACTGCAAACGCTATTGCTAATACTGGTGGTTGGGCTATTACACCAAGCGGCACAAAGCTGTACTTTAGCTATAACGGCACCAACGTAGCTAGCATGGATTCGTCTGGAAACTTTAAATCGCTGCTGACAGTTGCAGCTGGTACTACCCCTTAATAGGAGCAACAAATGGCAATTACAACTTCGGGCACAACCCTAACCTTTAACGATGCAACCACGCAGACAACTGCGGGTGTTATCCCCGGCGGCGCTCTTGGCACCCCTTCTTCTGGCACATTAACTAATGCTACTGGACTGCCTTTAACTACTGGTGTTACAGGTACTTTAGGTGTAGCCAACGGCGGCTCAGGTCAAACTACATATACCAATGGGCAACTTCTGATTGGTAACACCACAGGTAACACATTAACTAAGGCTACCTTAACTCAAGGTACTGGTATTTCTATTACTAACGGTGCGGGTTCTATTACTATTGCTTCAACTGTAACTGGCACAGTAACCTCAGTTGCTACTGGTAACGGATTATCAGGTGGAACAATTACTTCAAGTGGAACTCTAGTGGTTGCTTGCCCAACTAATAATACTGTTGGAAGTTATGCTTTACTATCATACCTAGCTGGTGGAGACGTAAGTCCAGCTTTTGGAGCAAATATAGCCGTTGGTGGTGGTTATAACCAGTTTTATGGATTATCTTTAGGCTCACAACAAAGTCAATGGGCAACTAGTAGTAGTGGAACTATATCTGGTACTTGGAAATGGATGTCTGGTTACATAAATGACGGCTCTGGTTTTTATTATGGTCTTGCTTGTCGTGTTTCTTAATAAACGGAGAATAAAATGTTAACTATTGAATATGCAAAAGACCCTGTATGGTCAAATACTGAAAATACTTTTATAACTTTAGTTGTTAAATTTAAAGAGTTTTCTGAAGAAATGCCCTTTGGCGCAAGCCCTCTTGATCCTATGCCGTATGGGGTAGAACTATTTAATCGTGCTAAAGCTGAAGAATTTGGAGAAGTTGCGGCTTTCATACCACCAACTTTACCTACAACAAGCACTACAACTACATAATGACTTACGGCATATATCCTAATAGCAGTCCTGAGTTTCGTACTTTACAAAAAGCAGACGGAACAATAGAAATGCAAGTTCGTTACATTAACAAGCCAATGAATTACACGGGATTATGGATGCCAGTAAATACTGTGCAAGAAACAACTGAAAGCGAGAAATAATGTTTTTAATTACATGGATGTTTGACAAACTTGGTTATATGCCAAAGATTGATATGCAGATTGGTAAAGTCAATATTGAAGCGGCATGGCCTTTTCCAGTTGGCGAAGAAGAAAAACCTAAAGCTACCGTAAAAAAACGTAAGCCCGTTGTTAAAAAAGCTACAACTGTTGCTAAAAAGGCGAAATAAAGTGAATCATGGCGGATCCTTATGGAATATCCGAAGGAGTAAAGGCTCTTAGCGGAAGCCTAGATGCAAGTCGGGAGGCTAGTAAAGGGCTGTCTAAAAGTATAGAAGCGGCACAACATGATGCAACAGAAGTAGCCCAGAAGCAAGCTAATGAACGAATTAGGGCAAGACGAGAAGCAGAGTTTAAGAAAGAAAAAGCATTAATCAAGGCTTTAGAATCTTGGAAGCATAAGAAGCAAATCTCCGATGAGGAGGCAAAACTAAAAATTGATTTTGTTAAAAAGCACGGTGCTAAAGAATGGGAAGCGGTGTTAAAAATTAAACTGGATATTGAAAACCTTCAACGCAAAGACAACGAAGAATACCAGCACGATTTAAAAGCGGTTAGGCGGGTACAATTTTATTGCTTTGCAGCAGCAGCCGTAATTGCGTGGTATTTAACTTGGGGTTATAAATATTAAAGGATAACTATGTTTGGAATTGACGATATTATCGGCGTAGGAATGAAAATACTGGATAAGGTTATCCCCGACCCAGTTGCAAAAGCCGAAGCACAAGCCAAATTGGTAGAACTACAACAACAAGGAAGGCTAGCAGAGTTAGCAGCTGATACGGCAGAAGCTCAAGAATTGACCAAGCGACAAGAAGCAGATATGAGCTCAGATAGTTGGCTATCGAAAAACATTCGTCCCATGACATTGATTGCTATCCTTATAGGTTATTTTGTGTTTGCGATGATGTCTGCATTTGACCTTAATACTAACAAAACTTACGTAGAATTGCTAGGTCAATGGGGTATGTTAATTATGTCGTTTTATTTTGGTGGGCGTACCCTTGAGAAGATTATGGATATGAAAAAAGGTAGAGATGAGTCTAAGTAATGCCCTAACCGTTCTTGGTATTGACCCTAAATGGGAGGAGCCTTTGCAGGTTGCTTTTAATAAATATGAAATCAATACACCAAAGCGTCAAGCAGCGTTTATTGGTCAGTGTGCTCATGAGTCTGGTAATTTCAAGACTTTGCAAGAAAACCTTAATTACAGCGCTGAAGGGCTAATGAAGACTTGGCCTTCTAGATTTTCTGATTTGCAAACCGCCAACCAATACGCACGACAACCGGCTAAAATTGCAGGTAAGGTATACAACGGACGTTTAGGCAATACTAGCGAAGAAGAAGCTGCTAAATATTTAGGCAGGGGTCTGATCCAGTTAACAGGCAAAGAGAATTATGAGCGATGTGGAAGTGCGATTGGCATTGACCTTATTAATGAACCTACTCTTTTGGTTGAGCCTAATCATGCTGCTATGTCTGCCGGGTGGTTCTGGAACAAAAAAGGACTAAACGAATTGGCTGATTCTCAAGAACATGGTCAAATAACTAAACGTATTAACGGCGGTCTTATCGGTTTAGATGACAGAATTGTCAAAACTACTAAAGCACTTGCAGCACTAGGATAACCTATGCCATTACAAAAACTAGTCTTTAAGCCCGGTATTAATAAAGAGGGCACAAACTACACCAATGAAGGTGGTTGGTTTGACTGCGACAAAGTACGCTTTCGTTCTGGTAACGCAGAAAAGATTGGTGGTTGGACACGTCTTTCTGACAATACGTTTGTAGGAATTTGTCGGGCTCTTTGGAACTGGGGAACACTAGCTGGCGCAAACTTATTAGGCGTAGGCACAAGCAAAAAATACTACGTAGAACAAGGTGGTACTTACAACGACATTACCCCATTATTGCTAAACAGCAGTGGCAGCACAACTACTACATTAGGAGCCAGTCCTTTAAGCACAGTAAACGGCTCTGCTACAGTAACAGTAAACGATGCAGTTAGTGGTATTTCTCCTAGTATTGGAGACTATGTTATTTTTACTAGCACCGCGGCTGTTGGCGGTTTATTTATTTCTGGTGAATATGTAGTAACAAAAGTTAACAGTATCTTACAATACGAAATAACAGCCAGCACAACCGCAACTTCAACTGCATCAGGTGGTGGAACCGTAACTGTTAAATACGAGTATCCAATAGGCGGCGACACTTATACTACAAGTACTGGATGGGGTGCAGGAAGTTGGTCTCCAACAGATACCGTTGCTTTAGCTCCAAATCCCTTTGCAATTGCTGGGGGTAGTACTACTGTTACTGTAACGCAAGCAGCCCACGGATACCTTAAAACTGCAGGCGCTTTTACCGTAGGCGCACAATATAAGATTGTGGCAATAGGTTCTACAGACTTTACGCTTATTGGCGCTTCTGCTAATACGGTTGGAACAATATTTACTGCAACGGGTGTAGGTACTGGTTCTGGTACAGCTTCTATTGTATGGGTGGCTTTTTTAGGTGCTATAGATACGCTAACAACACCAACGGTTTATGGCTTTAGCCCCGGCACTTACGGGTTTCGTACTGGTACTTATGGTATGTTTGGGCATGGTCTTGAGCCAGCGATTCCAGCTACCTTTATAAATGGTAGAGCGTTTGAGATTACTTATGTTGATGCTAATACCTATACGATAACTGTTGTTGCAGCTGCGCCTTATGGTGGGGTTGGTGGCGGCAATTCTGTTGTTGCTTACCCAGAATTTGGTATCCGTCCTTGGGGTTCTGCGGCTGATGTAGGTGTTGCACAACAACTTCGTTTATGGACTAACGATAACTTTGGTCAAGATTTAGTTATTGCCCCTCGTGGCGGTGGTATTTATTATTGGGCAGCAGCTTCTGGTGTTACTGTTAGAGCCGTTCTTTTAAATACATTATCTACGTCAAAAGGCTACTCAGGGCAGTTTGTACCAAATACAATTAATCAAATTCTTGGTTCAGCTATTCAGCGTTTTGTTATAGCCTTTGGTGCTAACCCATACGACCCTACAAATTCTAGTACTACCTTTGATCCGCTACTAGTTCGTTGGTCCGATCAAGATAATCCTTATCAATGGGTTCCTTCAGTAACAAATCAGTCGGGTGAATTTCGCCTTAATATTGGTTCTTTTATTGTTTGTGCCCGCTCAACTCGTCAAGAGATATTGGTTTGGACTGATGCCGCTATTTATTCTATGCAATACCTTGGACCTCCTTATGTTTGGGGTTTCCAGTTGTTGCAAGACAACATTTCTATTATGGGTCCTAATTCTTCTATTACAGTTAACAACGTAACTTACTGGATGGGCACTGACAAATTCTACCGCTATACTGGTCGTGTAGAAACGCTTCAATGTACATTACGCCAGTACGTATATCAAGACATTAATCAAAACCAAAACTTCCAAGTGTACGCAGGTAGCGTAGAAGGATATAACGAGATTTGGTGGTTCTATTGTTCTGCTAATAGTGATGAAGTTGACCGCTATGTTATTTACAACTACGTAGATAATGTTTGGTATTACGGTAATATGAGCCGCACTGCTTGGTTAGATTCTGGTTTACGTACATATCCAATGGGTGCCGACACTGTTAACTACCGAATTCTTTACCATGAGAACGGTGTGGACGACGCATCAGGGTTAACCCCAGTGCCTATTACTTCTTATGTTCAGTCATCTGATTTTGATATTGGGGATGGCTTAAACTTTGGGTTTGTGTGGAGAATATTGCCAGATTTAACATTTAACGGTTCTACATCAGGTGTACCGCAAGTAACTATGGTGGTATTACCCCGTCAAAATGCTGGTACTCCTTATGGAATGCCTAATGCCCCAGTAGTAGCAAGTACTCAAAACTACAATACTAGACACACATATAATGTTCAACAGTTTGACGGACAGGTGTATACCCGCATAAGAGGTAGGCAGATGGCATATAGAATTGAGTCTACTGGTCTAGGCGTTGCTTGGCAGATGGGCTACCCACGTATTGATATAAGACCAGACGGACGCAGATAATGGCATATAACGCTCCTTTACGCACTCCAAAAGCGCCCAACCTGCCTAATGCACCGATGGAAGGGTATGACTCTGGATATTTTGACCAATACTCCAATGTACTGCGTCTTTACTTTAACCAGATTGATAACTTTACCCAAGCGGCTGCTATACCGCTTTCTGGGACTACAGCGGAAAGACCTGTAAGTACTGTGCAAGTATCATTAGCAGTAGGGCAGATTTATTACGATACTACGTTGGACAGACCAATTTGGTGGAACGGCACAGTCTGGAAAAAGGCTGATGGAACAACGGTTTAATATGATAAAATCAACACAATTCCCTTTTAAGAGGCCCCTATGAGCATTCTAATGTACTTTAATAAACACCATGGGTGGTATGATGGAAAACGTACGCCGTTTACCGGAGCTGAAGAAGCCGCCGCTGTACCCCTAGTATTAGAAGCTATTGAAGGTGGAACCGTTGCTGAAGGTGCTGCCGCTGGCGCTACCGTTGCTGAAGGCGGCGCTTTTGTTCCTTCTGCTGGTGCTAGCTTTCTTATACCTGAAGGTGCTGCATATGGGGTAGGTGCTGGTGAAGGCGCTGCTTATGCTGGTAGCGAAATTGCTACTGAACAGGCTGCTCAAGAAGCCGCTAGGCAAGCCGCTATACAAAATGCAGGTAATTCTCAATTAGCTAATGTTCCTGCAAATCAATTCGCTAGTGGTCCAGCTACTTCTGACGTTGGAGGCTTTCAATCTCAACAAGAATTAGTAAATCAAATTGCAAACGCAACTCCTAACCAGATGGTGCCTAATAACCCATTGCCGCCTGGCTACGAAAATCTTGCCTCAAATGCCCCTGCAAGTTCTGCAATAGGTTCAGGCGGCGGAACTTTTGGTATAAATGCTGCACCTACTGCTGGGACTTACGGTGTAGCTGGATCGCAAGTACCAACTTTAACAACAGGATTAGGTGCAACAGCTGCGCCTGGTGTTGGGATCGGTTCATTTATGCCGTCCGCAAACCAAGTAATGGTAGGCGGTGGTTTGTATTATTTAAATAGTTTAATGAATCAAGATAGAAACAGATATGGTGTTCCAGCAGCAGAAAAATATAATGGTCCTTTAAATAAAATGAGTTATGATCCAAACACTTACCAATATAATGCT